ATGCATATTGAAATCTGCATAGTCACAAAGAAAATGACAAACGGTACTATCGCTGTAAATGAATTTGAATTTCTTTTGCCTAAACTCCTATCATCTATATCAACAATTCGTATAAAACCGGCATTAAAACAATGCTCCTAAAACTGTAATATTACTTCTCCAAAGCTCTAGGACACAAATAAAATGCTTTTAATATCTTGACTTCTTCTTGAAAAGCATTATAAAAGAACTCCGATATAGAAGTAGCGGAAGCTTTATATCAAGTTTGATTGCATGCAAAGGAGGACAAAATGCCAACAATATCTAATATCCATTCATATAATCCAATATACTCATCGAAAACGAAAGCTCCGCAAACATGGAATACCAACAACTATCTAAGAAAGCTATCAGAAATTAACGATGACATTATTTTTAATGATCAAATATCTAAAATAACACAAAAACAATACACTTTTGATGAAGTAGCAAGAAATGAAAAAAATACAACTTAAATATTTACGACATTTTCTTTTATCCCCAGGATGATATCATAGAATACAATATAAGTAGAATATTACAGCACCAATATTCGCATAGTCCAACACTCAGAAGATTAGTTAACTATTACATAGACAACTTACCAGAAACTGATGTAAATAAATGTCAAATACATATTGCAAATAATTATACATATAATAAAAAAGAAGATAATATAAGCGAATTGTTTATTGCCGCTGATGAAAAAGGAAATCTCATCGTCCCACAAAAAGAAACATCAGAGATAGAAATATCTCCAGAGAAAATTTTACTAAATTTCTTCTTAAAGCATATTATAAACCCTGAGGATCTTGGTTATAGTGATATTGATATATATACTAACATTATTTTTAAAGAATTAACCCCACAGGCAATGGCGCATTCTTCAGAATCATTTCAGCATATATCTGTTGGGAAGGAAAACAAACTATTCGATAGCGAAACATCAGAGATGTTTACAGATAATATCGAACAGGTAATATCAAAGGGAAAGGCTCTTCAGAAAGAGTTTTTTAAAAGTTTTATAAATAATAAAGAAACAGAATCATTCACTATAAAACCTGATGAATATAGCACAAAAAAATCGTGCTCAATGGATTATTACTAACGTCAAACATGTCAGGAACTTTAAGTAATAATTATAATCAACACAACACCAATAAGAATCTAGCCGATAAAATAAACATCAGGCTATCAAGGTCTCTCCCTGAAGAACATGCAGCTCCAGCTGGAGCTGCAGCTCCAGCGATAGATCTTTTCTTGGCCCAAAAAATAGAGGAGCATTTAATAAGAAAAATATTTCCTTTTTACCCCTCGATAAACAGATTAGAACAAGTACAAGAACAAATTAATTACATAAGAGGATATCATGAATTACTTGCATTCCATCAAACAGGCTCATGGATTCGTAATGGCAGAAATGCAGCAAGAGATTACATAGTTGAGCTAATAAAAAATCATTTTTATAAATTTGAAATAAAAACAGTCGTGGATATTTTATTTTCTTCAAAGATTTTATTCATGCACGCAGAGAACATGAATATAGAATATATGAAGCGCTTGCACGAGATATAATTGTGCACCCTCAACCTTATCACTTAGATTATAAAGAACCAGCGCAAGAAGAGCTACTAATATCTGTTCCAGAAAACCATTATATGGAGGCAATAAGAAATAAGTTTACAAATAACAAACCTCTAAATTTTGACAATATGTACGGAAAAGAATCTATATCAATATCGATTGAATTAGATAATTTAAAGTCCCCCGGGGAAAAAAACAAAAAAACGCAGAGCATTTGTTAAAAAACGCTCAACTGGTTATTCATAACTTATCAAAAAATGGAGGGGATAAAATTCTCTGCTCACCCAACGGAACTAAATATCATCGTTTAATATTAAACATGATAGTAAGACAATGCAAGCAACATAAATCAACCATTAATAAAAGAATAATAGACTCCATATCAAAAAAATAATTCATAATAATGATTTCTCAGCGAATATAAAAAGAGAAATATCCAGGATGAATAGTAATCGTTACAACCCATGGTTAATAAAACTGGCTGCAGAAAAACAACTTTCTTGGGCTGAAACCCACTATCAAGCACAACGTCACATTCAAGAGCATATGCAGGACTGCGAAATATTAAATGTAATGGATGCGAATAAATTAGTCAGAGATGCCATTATTAGTTTTGTACATCAGACTAATGAAATAACTGAAGCCAGCTGGATGTCATCAGAAGAACAACATGAAAAAAAAATTCAAGCCCTTAATTCTTTTAAAACCAAAATTGCATCAATGGATGGGGGGCAGGAGTTCATCTATAGTTTTAACAAAGTTATTCAAGAAGGACTGGGGGGGCTAATAGAGTTAAGTTTTGATATTGACGATACTCGCCATCATCGAAATCTGTCTTCACTCAGCCCGGCATCAAGAAGTGGACTTCATTTATTAGGTTCTATCTGGAACATAGTAATGAGTGCTGTTCCCGGCTTTAACATCCTATCAGGAAGTAGCAGCATATTAAACCGTGCTATTGTCGAAAAATCAACAGATGTCTGTGGGTATATACAGGATGCAATACGTATAGGCATGGAAGCACTCCCTGTGGCTGAGGCTAAATTCAAAACAAGAGCATCAAATGCCAAATATACTGGGCTTCGTTTTATTGAAGAGAAAATTAATAAAAACATAATCGAGGCTCCTTTACAACGAGGATCTTCCTTTAAAGTAATAGAATCAATAGAAAATACTGATTTTATTTATGAAAGCAGCTCAAAAAAAATATTAGAATTAAATCTCAAAGAAGACCATGAATTATTTAGCGCAACAAGTTTTGACAATAAAAACCACGGATACTACAAACGATCAGGCGATGGCTTTTATAGAAAACAGCACGCGTACCAGCCTTTATCCAGAGAAACTCCTAACAAGATAAAATATAATAGTAAAGAAGTAGAATTAACAAAAGAACCGAATTCAGAAATGTATTCTGGTACATTTGTTGATAATGGAAAAAGTACAATTGTAAAATTTTATAAAAGTTCAGACGGTAGTTTTTATCAAGCAGAAGGATTAAAAGGAGGCGGGGTCATCCGACATACGGACAGACCATATTCAGAATTGAAAGAAGGTGATATAGGATATGATGAGGAGCTATTAGACATTACTGATGACTCACCTGAGTTAGAAGAAACCTTACCTGCATTATCCCAAGATTTATATCCTAGTGAAGAAGAAAATGTACAAAGTCTTTATAATAAATTTAAAAATGGTGATGTTGAGGCAGGAATGACAGAGGTGACATTATGTAGAGGAACTATTGCCTCTCAGGCTGAAAACATTGTTTCATTTAGTACAGCAGGAGGAGCCGAGATTGCAAACCCAAATGTAAGCCCAGTTTCTGAAGATATTGCAAAACTGCAAATAAAAAGCGGGCGAATTGAACCAGAATACACAACTGATATTAGTGTTGCCGATAGATTTAGCCGCGGACATCACTTAGTTATTGTCAAAACAAAAGTGAAATATCTTACAAGAGGCAGCATCAGCGAAAGTGGCTGGATTATTCCCAAGAACGCTCCTGTCGAGCCAGTAGGATTAATTGACAGGACATTTGGTCAACCAGAAAACATTCAGCAAGCGAATGCATCAAAATAACATTTACTTATATTATTCTTGGTATCTCAGACAGCCTCTAGCACAGAGTAATGTCAACCCCTCTTAACATATAATTTAAGTGCATTAGCCACAGATACTATCTGATACCTTAAATATCTGTGGCATTTTTATAAATATTACTGATGCCAAAAATCGCCTCAGAGAACATATATTACACTAATAAAACTTGAGAGAATAAAATACCCCATTTCATTTAAAACAATTCTTGAGATACTTTTTATGCCATTTTCCTGTATTTTCAATTGGTTGATTTTAGTTGAAATCTTTTTTAGTTTTGCTGAAGGGATTTTTGAGCTGATTGACGCGCAATTCTGAACGTTTCCAATGTGCTCAAAAAGTCCAGATCTGACCGCTAATTACTGCTAATCAGCATCTGCAGGCAGCGCTGGGAACTCAGTATCCGATACTACGAATGCATCAACACGGTTCAGCAACACCCGATACTTCTTCCAGGCTGCCAGCAACAAGTTTTCTTCCTCCGTTGCGATTTCCAGATCTGCAGCATCCTGAAGTGGCGCGATATGCTCACCGGCTACCTGCATCAGGCTGTTTTTGTTCCTTCCGCCTCCCGGATCCGAAACAGTTTTTCTGCTTCTGCATCTTTCACCCAAGCTGTGCCGTTCCACTTGATATTCCCGATCTAAAGAAACTGTCGCAAAAGTCATGGACTGATATAACCCACAAAAAAATGCTCCTGAACGTTTTCATGCAGGCAAATAGTAACGATTGCGTCGATGAGTTTACGCCAGCGCTTTACGCTAATACTCAGGAGATTTTGCTGGAGAGGGATATTCAGCGTACTCTTGCTAACACTTTTCCTAATGAACATCCGGAGGCCTTTATTTTGATTCCTTCGGCGGAAAAATTTATTGTAGATGGCAATTGCATTCAACTGATTGGTATTGGTAATGAGCAGGGGGAGTTTGATTTTTACAGGCAAGTTTATCCAGTGACAGGTGGAGAGCACCAGGTTGAAGCCTTGATGTGGACCTATCCCTTGGGCGCATATGTATCATTGAATACGACTGTTCTCCAGATTCTGAGTAAGCGGCTCGCCGGAACCGTATTGATATTTACTGAGAGCTCAGATCAACTTTCCAGGGCAACAGATCGCGTACCCGGTTTGCCGGCCAGTCCTGGATATGCTCCCGCCATCATTGCGCTCCCGACGACAATATTAATGGCCAGGAAATGTTTAAAACAATGATTCAGTTTCCTAACCATCAAGTGTATATGCTGACTCAATTAGTCAATATCTATGGGTTGAGTTCTACCCAAAGTGGCTCTGTAGTCGCTTCTTCTTACAGTATGTTCAGGTGTTGCAGGCACAGTTGTGGAGCGTAGATGCGTTGTTGGTTTACCATGCTCTGGTACATAAAAAACGCCTGTGCCATGGTAACCTGATATAGAAACGTTAATTCCGCGACGTTCAAACTCGGCATAGACATGTTCTGCTAAAGACCTCTTTTGACCAAATAATGCCCTAGTCAACCAGCCATTATTGATATTTGCGGATTTCTCTATTTCATCAGGAGAGAAGTCTTTGTTTTTTATTATGTCGGCTGAGTTACAGGATGTTAATCTGATATCATCCATTTCATGAAGATTATGTTGAACAATGCGTTCGACAATATCTGCCGGCGATAAAAATTCATCTCCGCACTTAAGAAGGGGTAGGCCAGCAGAACCATCCCCTGACAGATAAATTTTGTTGTATTTTCCTGGGGTTAAATCATTTGGCAGAATGGTTTTCATTTCTGTCGCTGCAATACTTATAGCTGCAGCGGCAACAACATCGCTATTATTTGATTGTAGATGGTTTTTATTTGCTTCAGGATATGTAAACTCCATTTTTCTTTTATCAAAATCTTGTTTTGTATCATCATTCAGGAATAATAAATCATACGGTTTTTTTCCCGCTGTGACTCTTGAAACATTTTGACCAAGAATATTAAGAGTATATTCATTAACGGATTTCATTCCTAAAAAAACAATTAATCCTTCTTTCTCTTGAGCTTTTTCGATTGTTCTCCCTGCTAAAGTTGTTGGGATGGATTGAGATTGTTTTGTCGGAACTGATACGCTGGCGCTAATAGGTAGGAGGGATCTTATGCTAAACATACAACCTCTTTCTTAATTTTCGAACCTGTTTAGGGTTCTGTGTAAATTCAAAATAAACCTGTCTGAACATTCCTAACAAACATCCCCCTGACATGGCAACACAAAACCGGAACCGGACTCCGGTTTTGTGAAGCTGTCGGGTTACTTCATCCCGCCAATATTTTCCCACGTCCCGTCAGCACGCAGGATTTGCAGCGGTCTTACCACGCACTGTATCTGCTTTTTATCCGCATCCAGTATCACCACCTGCGTGATTACCCCGTCCTGTTCCGGAATAATACCATTCTCATCGGACTCCAGGATGTCTGCCGGCCCCAGACGCAGTTGTGCTGTAAGCGACTGCACGTGTTCACGGTCATCATGCTTTCCGCAACCACACAGACGCTGCATAAGCTTTCTCAAAATATTCATGTCATTCTCCTGTTCTGCCTGTATCACTGCCCACTTCATCAAGCCCCTTAACATCCTGCCACGGCCCGTCACCAAACCTGACCTGCAAATGCTGAAACAGCCCCTGAACCTGTGTGGCATCTTTGGGGTCAAGAAAGGTCAGTCCGGTGATGAGTGCGCCATCTGTATCCGGGAACCAGTCCATTGCTGTTTGTCTCAATAATGCTCGCGGCCCCAGCGAAAACGGATTTGTGTCTCCCCCGGGTCGCCCTTCGGTCCCTGAGGTCCGGTTGCCCCCACCGGGCCAGCCGCGCCTGTTTCTCCTTTCGGTCCCTGTGGGCCTGCCGGGCCTGCCGCACCGGTATCTCCCTTTGGACCCTGTGGACCTGCATTTCCCGTCAGACCGGTCTCTCCCCGCTCTCCCCTGTCGCCTTTCGGCCCCTGCGGGCCTGCCGGACCAGTATCTCCTCTCGGCCCCCGTTCGCCGGTTGCCCCGACAGGGCCGGTGTCACCACGCTCTCCCTTATCCCCCTTCGGCCCCTGAGGGCCGGCGGGCCCCTGTTCCCCCTTTGGCCCGGGTGGCCCCACCACGGTGGGGATTCGGTTTACGGCTTCTTCCGCCGCTATCCTGCTTTGTTCCGCTGACTGTGCGCTTTCTGCTGACTCCCGGGCTTTTTCTGTTGCGGTCGTTGCATCCCTGGCTGCATTACCGGCTGCACTTTCTGCCATCTTTTTTGACAACTCAGCATCTGCTGCACTTTGTAATGACTCACTGGCTTTTTGAGCGGCCTCAGAGGCCGAGGACGAGGACGCTTCCTCTGACTGCTTTGCAGAGGCTGCACTTTCTGCCGCCTGTCGGGCTGACTCCGATGCATCCCCTGCTGAAGTGTCAGCATTTGCAGCGCTCTCTTCTGCCTGACTGGCTGATATGCCGGCATTCCTCGCGGACGTCTCCGCCTCTCCGGCATTCTTCTTCGCCTCCTCAGCGTGACGCGCCGCTTCTTCCACCATCAGTTCAAAACGACGCAGTGCCTCCGGCCGGACGTCATCCTCTGACATAGCACCGAGAAAATCATTCAGCGTCCCCGGTTGAGAATCTTCATACACGGTGATGGTCCCGGCATGTGACGGCGGGAATCCCTCCACCAACAGAATGACGCTGTACTGACCGTACTCAACGTCCATGCTGTAACGACCGGCTTCATCCGGATTTTCAGAGGCCACCGTGTTCACCACCACCGTGCTGCTGGTCCGTCTGGCTTTCAGTTGAATGGTGCAGTTCTCTACCGGTTTTCCTGTGCCGTCTTTCAGTACACCTGAAATCTTTACTGCCATATTCACCCCACAAAAAAGCCCGCCTGAACCGGCGGGCTGTCATAACACTGTGTTACCTGGCTAATCAGAACTTATGACCGACACCCACGATGAAACCGTCAGTGCGCCAGTCGCCACTGCCGGAGCCTTCATAAGCAATATCAATGACCACGGATTCGGCCGGGTTAAACTGCACGCCAGCTCCCCACGCCAGAGACGTGTTGCTGTGGCGACCGTCATCACTTCCGGTCAGCACGTCGTGCGTTTTCCCCTTGTTGTCAGTTACGCGGAGATAATCCCCGGAGAAAGTCGACACACGGCTGTAAGCCACACCTGCCATCGCATAAGCACTGAACCATTCATTCACGCGTACAGATGGCCCCGCCATCATGCTGAACCAGCGGTTACGCACTGAATCTTCATGCCAGCGGGTATCGCTGTAATGCGTTTTTTGCTCATCTTTGGCATTGGCATAACTGAATGACGTCACCAGCCCCAGCGTGTCCGTAAACTCATAACGGTATTTCACGTTAATCCCGTTAAGATTATCGCTACCGGGAGCGTTCGTCCGGGCATGAAGATACCCCGCGCTCAGCGTGGCCTGCTGCTCAGACGCCCATGCAGGCGCACCGGATACGGCCAGACAGATGGCTGCAGACAAAATGGCGGCATAAAGTTTACGCATAATTACCTCTCGCTTTTCTGCAATAAAAAAGGCGTCATTTCTGACGCCCGTTCTGGGTTATAAAAATTCAGCTGATACTGATACCTGCTGTGGATTTTTTCATCACCACAACCAGCAGATCGCTGATACTGGTTGTTGGTGTCCAGTTATTCGCTCCTGATGAAGATACGGTGAATGTCAGTGTCAGCGTCCCCTGTCCGGCAGGCATATCTATAACTGAGGAAAATACGCCCTGAGTATCCGTCGTGGACTGATTAAAAATCTCCTGACCATTGCGGGTCACTCTTAACCGGCAGGTTGAATACCAGTATGACTGTTGGTTATTACTGTTGAAATTCTCATGCTTACCACCGCGGAATAACACTGGCGGTATCATGACCTGTCGGTCAAATTTCTGATCATCACTAATCGTGACCGTAATGGTGCCGCTGGCATAAGTGCTCGTGCGGGGGAAAGACTTGCTGACCGTTTTAGACAATATCGCCTTCAATCTGGTTGGCTGACAGTTTCCCTTTAATCTGACAGTTCTCATTTATCGTAACGTTGTTGAGCGTCCCTGAGTTCGCATTCACACTGCCACTGATATCCGCATTTTTAGCGGTCAGCCGCCCGTCCGGTGTCAGGGAAAATACCGGAGGATTGCCGCCGCTGGTAATGGTGGGAGCTGTAAGGTACTTAATCAGCGCCTCATTGATGAACGTCTGTCCACCCTGTGTGACCAGTGCAGGGGTGGTGTTTCCGTTCGCCGGGTTAATAAAAGCCACACGGTCCGCCGCCAGCAGCACCTGACTCTGCATGCCGTCGGGGGTGTTCTCAATACCGGCACCAATACCCGCAATATAAAGGCGTCCGTCCTGCATCTGCTGCAGCTTCACTGCCCACATGCTGTTCAGGTTATTATTTGTATCAACCTGAACCTTCTGTATCTGCTGGATCGCTGCACTCTGGTCTTCCAGATTCTTATTGACGGTCTGCGTGATTTCATTACTGACATCTGTAATGGACGTCCTGATTTCAGCCAGGTCAGGCGCAAGCTGACTGTTATCAATCTGCGTCCACAGCTCCTGAGCCAGATGGGTTTTCCCTATCTCGCCTTTGAAAAAATCCAGATAACCGGATGCATCATCACTCGGCTGACCAACAGCCTCCACGAATGCCGATTTGCCAACGGTGTTCACACTGCGGATATAAAAGTAATAATCATGGCCCGGTTTGATATTGATACTGGCGGCTATCCAGTACAGCCCCGTGCCAAGGTAGCGGGCTGTGGTTTCAACCTGCCTGATATCGGTAAT